TCACGAACTGCCGGTGAAGGGCACATCCGGGGCACTTCGGCCGTCGCCGGTGCCCCGGAAGAAGTCGTCCACACCGCGGCGGCCAACGTCCGCGACGTCCGGCATGAAGTGGGCATAGGTCCGCAAGGTGAACCCCGGGTCCGTGTGGCCCATCCACCGGGCCACCTTGAGGATGTCGGCACCGGCGGCCAGGACCATGCTGGCGTAGGTGTGCCGCAGGCCATGGAACCGGCCGTTCTCATCCGGCGGCGGGGGCGCCCCCGCCGCCTTGCGAGCCGCAGTCCATACGTGGGTGAACGCCTGCCGGTACCACGGCAAACCGTCCGCCTTCACGAACAGCAACCGGTAGGTGCGGGGCTTGCCGTCCGGCCGCCCCCACGGCAGCGTCACCTCCACCGGCTTCCGCTTCTTGATCTGCTCGGCGAGCCGCCTGGCCAGCGTGTCCGACAACGGCACGGTCCGCTCCTTGCGCCCCTTCGGCAGCGCGAACACCAGCCGGTACTCCCCGTCCGCGTCCCTGATCCGCTTGATCTGCCGCCGCACGAGGATCTTCCGGTCCTTGCCGAGGAACTGGATGTCCTCCTCGGCGAAGGCGAACACTTCGGCCAGGCGCAGGCCGGCGGCGGCGCCCAGGTCCACCATGGCCGGCGACTCGTGCCGCCGGTCGAGCTCGGCCCGCGCGGCCTCCACCATCTGCAGCGTCCACGGGACGATCTCCCGGTCGGGCACGGTCGGCAGCCGCACCACCGGCGACTGCACCGGGTTGCGGGAGATCCGGCCGTCCTCGATGGCCGCGATGAAGATGGTCGACAGGGTGGTGGCGATGGCCTTGATGTACCCGGGCGCCAGGTTCTTGCCCTCCAGGCTCTTGACCCACTGCTGGATCGCCGAGGGCGATTTGGCCAGCGCCCCCAGCTCCCGGTGCCCGATCGGTGAGCTGCCGGGGGCGCGGCGGCTGCGCGGCCCGGCCTCCACGTCGTAGATGTGCGCCAGGTGCTTGTCGATGGTCTCCAGGCTCGCCGGGTCGGAGGCCAGGCTGGAGCGCCACCGCTTGGCGTACTGCTCCAGGGTGATCTTTCCCAGCTCGGGGTCGATGTAGGTGCCGGCGTCCAGGTCGGCGCGCACCTTGGCGTCGAACGCCTCAGCGTGCCGCTCAGGGTCGTCACCGTACCTTTCGCTGAAGTTCTTCTTGGGCTGGCGCCGTTTCCCGTCCGCGTCGATGACGTCCCAGCGGACCTGCCAGCGCTTCCCCACGCCGTGCACCTTGGTGGGGTAGAGCTTGGTCCTGCCGCGCCCGCACTTGCAGGGCTGAGGCCGCTTCTCGGGATCCGGGTCGTCCCACCCTTCCGGTGGGTGGGACAGGTGCCATCGGTCGTATACCGCCATGACGAGTCTCCAGGGGGTTGAGGGGTTACAAGAGGGCCGCCCGCGGATGGGCGGGGACATCCACGGGCGGCCTGGCGGGGTGGCGGGGTGGCGCTAGTTGAGGTGCCGCGCCTTCCAGTCCTCGTTGGGCTGAGCCTGTGCGCCCTGGCCGTCCTGCACGACCTGCTTTTCCATCGCGTCCAACTGCTCCCGTTCGAGCTGGACGATGCGGATGAGCAGGGGTGTCAGTGCGTCAACGATCCGAGAGATGACGCAGGTGACGTTGCCGGCGGCGATGACTCCTACCACGGCGCACACGGTCAGCACCCAGAGGGCGTGGGCAGTGTGCAGATCGTCCATGGCCACTCCCAGCGCGTACGTGGTCACGGCGATTGTGGCCAGTACCACCTGGAGGCGGTTGGGGCGAAGGTCTCGCATGAGGCGTGCTCCTCGCTATGAGGGCTCCGCGCTGGTCACACACACCCGGTCGTGCTCAGCGTCGTCAGTCCCTGCCGATGTTGTGGTGGAGGGGCTCACAATGCTGGCGTTTCGGACGCCCGCAACGCAAGTGTTGATCGAGTTCACAGGAGTAACAGTAGGCTTACCTGACCTTGACCGTCGCCCGCCAGGTTGTTATTGACTTTCGGTCTCAGACGTTGAGTCTTCAACTTCTTTTCGGAGGAGTTCCCAGAGCACCTGGGCCCGGTCGCGCTGCGGCCGTCCCAGGCGTTCCTGGATCCGGCGCATCGTCTCCTCGGCGTCGTCCAGCAGCCGGCGCACCTCGTCCAACCCTTCGCTCTCGGCTGCAGCTCCCGGCGCAGAGTCGGCAGGGGGAAGCGCCACGAGGGCGGGATCCGACAGCGGATCGAAACCTTCGTCGTAGATGCGATCGACGGTGCCGGGTGGCCATTGCAGCGCTTCGTCGATGCCGCGCGCGGTGAGCGGGACGGGCCGGTACTCGCCCCGCCGGATCTGCCTGAGGCCGGCGTCGCTGATGGGGACCTCGCGGGCGACGTCTATCAGACGTTTCCGCAGCTCGAGCAGGCGAGCCTTCATGGCGCGGTCGAGCACCTCGTGAGGCGGGAGTCCTGGCATCGGGGAAGCTCTCTCCGGCATCAGCTTGCGCAACATAGCGCAAGAAAACACAAGTCTGATTGTCCCACGGTATGGCATCCAGGTGAGCTGAACCTAACCTCCCACGGCCTTGCGGGCACTTGCGCCCTCTTGCGCTTCCGGTGACTTGTGCTAACTTGCGGTGCATGCAGAACACCGAAAGCCCGATGCGCAGGGAGCGGATCCGACGGGGACTCACCCTCGCTCAGGTCGCCGCGGCGTGCACCGAGCTCGGCGTCCCCCTGTCGGAGTCCCAGGCATCCCGCATCGAACGCGGGGAGCACGCGGGCCGGCCGGAGACGCGGGCGGCGCTCGCCAAGGTGCTGGGGCTGGACGCCTACTCCGATTTCGGGGTGTCGGCGTGAAGGCCCGGACGCTGGCGCTGCTCGCGGCCGTGATCGTCGCCATGTCGCCGACGCCGGCGCGGCAGCCGATGGTGCCGTGCCCGCACTGCGGTACGGAGAACGACCCGGCGCGCGGGTCGAAGAACTGCTGGTCCTGCCACCTTCCGTTGGACGGGAGCGGATCCTGATGGCCGCCGCCACGAAGTCCCGGCCCCGGCCGGGCTACGCCAACACCGACCAGGCCGCCGCGTACCTCGGCGTCGCCAAGCAGACGCTCGCCAACTGGCGGTCCACCGGGCGCGGCCCGAAGTTCTCCCGGCGTGGCCGAGTCGTCCGCTACCGGTGGGCCGACCTGGACGCCTGGATGGCGGGTGAACAGCGGTGATCGCCGCCGTCCGGCATCTGGCCGGTGTGGTCGCCGGCCGCGTCCCCAACCCCGTCGCCTGTGACCGCTGCCGTACCCGGCGGCAGTCGATCAGCCTGCGCGACGCCCGGCTCCTCGCCGAGCACGGCCATCTGCTGTGCCCGTGCGGGGGCCACGAGTTCTCCCTGCCCCGACTGCCCCGAAGGAGGGCCGTCCAGTGATCACCCAGAGGAACGTCGAGCTCGCGCCGCCGATGCTGCGGCGGGCGCTGGCCAACCTGGCGAAGTCCTGGCCGGTCGGCACCGCCGACCGGCACCCGAACGGCTGGACCGGCCGCGTCTCGGTCGACGAGAACGCGGTCGCCGGCTGGCCGTACGACCTGACCGGCGGGCCCGACGCGCACGCCCTCACGCTGACCGGCGTGCCGGTCGTGTGCGTCACCGCCACCATCGGCGGCGTCCCGGTAACGGCGTGGTACCGCACGAGCGTGCTGTCCCGGCTCGTCGCGGAGCGCCAGATCGCCGTCCGGCCGGGCCCGGCCGGCAAGCCCGCGGCGAAGCCTCGCGTCGCCCGGGTCCGGACCCGCCGGAGCGCCCGGTGAGCTCGCAGAGTAAGCCCGCCAACTCCCGCCGCCACCCGGCCGAGGTCACCGCTGACCGGCTGGCCGCCGACGTCGAGCGCTGGCACGACCAGTTCACCCCGAAGGAGCGCGACGCGGTCGCCCTCGTGCGCGCCCGTCTGCTGGACATTGCCGAGGGGGTGAGCCGGTGACGCGCCGCCGCCCGTTCGCCGAGGCCGTCGCGTGGGCGCGGGGGCTGGTCGCCGCGCTGACCGACGACATGCCCGACGCCGCCGACGATTCCCCGCTGTCCGACCTCGCCGAGCGCATCGCCCATCTGCGGGCCGAGGTCGCCGAAATGAGCGAGGCGGCCTCCGCTGCCACGGAGACCGCCCCCGACACCAACCCCCCGAAGGAGGTACAGGTGCTGTCCAACACCAACCGTACCGCGGAGCCGCCCAGCGAGGCGTGCCCGACGTGGTGCCGCTACCAGGATCTCGGCCCCCACCGCGTGCACGTGTCCGACCACCTCGGCACCGACGCCGTCGCCGTGCAGGTCACCAGCCTCGGCACCCGCGCGGCGACGATCCAGGTGGTGTCCAAGGCGTTCGCCGACACCATCGACTACGGCACCGTCCCGCTCACCACCGGACGGCAGGCCCGTGCGCTGGCCGCCGCGTTCACCCAGACCGGCGCCTCCGGCGAGGCCGCGGCGCGGCGGAAGGCGGCGGCACTGCTCGAGGAGCACCACCCCGAGACGTACTGGGAAGCCGCCCCCGGGGCGGAGGAGCCGAACGTGTGGGGGCAGATCTGCGGCTCCCGCGCCCACGGCGGCCAGCCCGTGACCTGGCCGTGCGACGTGGCGGTCGACGCCGGCCTGGCCGAGCGGCCGAAGACGGTCGACGACGCCGTGCCGACCACGAACAGGAGCCCGTTCTGATGGCCGCCCACGAGACCCCCATCGACGGTGTTCCGGTGCCGCGGCTGACGGTGCGTCTGGAGAAGGAGGCGACTGAGATGCGCGCCCGCGGGCAGCGGGACCGGCAGACCGCGATCGCCGCCCGCGCCGCCGCCGAACAGGCCCAGGCCGAGGCCGCCGAGCTGGCCGCCGCGCTGAACGAGGTGCGGCGGCTGATCGAGCAGGCGTCGGCGCGGCTGGAGGACGCGCTGCGACGGGCCGACGAGCACGCCGGCCGGGCCGCGCTGCACCAGCAGGCCGCCGACGAGGCCCTGGCCGACGCGGCGTACCTGAACGGCGTGATCGCCCGCGCCCGCCAGATGACGCCCGAGACCACGCCGGACCCGGCCGACGCCCTGAAGGCGACCGGCCTCATGCCGGAGGGAGGCACCGACCGGTGACCACCATGACCCGCACCCCGAACACCGCGCTGTTGCGGCTGGTGCTGACGCACATCGAGATGCACCCGCACCAGTGGCGGCAGGACATGTGGCGCACCGACTGCGGCACCGCCTTCTGCTACGCCGGGTGGACGGTGCTGCTGTCCGGTGGCCGGTTCGCGGTCGAGCCCGACGACCCGAAGATCCACTACTCGACCTTGGTCGTCCCGCCCGGCACCGACCCCACCGACACGACCGCATGGCGGCGCATCGACGAGTACGCCGCCGAGCTGCTCGGCATCCCGGTGGACCCCACCCACCGCTTCGCCCACCCCCTGTTCCGCCCCGCCAACACCCTGGACGACCTGCGCCGCATCGTCCGTCAGCTCTGTGAGGGGGCGACGTCTTGATGCTGCTCGAGATCCTCGCCGTCCTGCTCGCCCTGGCCGTCGCCGCCGCCGTGGCCGCTGCGGTGCACGGGCTGTTCGACCCGCCGACCGGCCGGCACAGCGCCGCCCACCTGGCGGTGACGGTCCCGGAGATGGTGCCGCCGCGCTGGGTCAACTGCACCGGAGGCTACCGATGACCCTGACCATGACCCCCGGCGAGCTGCTGCTGCTCCTCGCTGTCGCGATCGCCCTCGCCGCCTTCCTCGGGCTGCTGGCCGGTGACGCGATCGGCGCCGACCGCGGGTACTCCCGGGGGCTGGCGGACGGTCGTGCCGACGCCCGGCGGCGGGCCGCCGCCCGCGACCGGGCCGACGTCGACGCCGCGGCCGACCTGTGGAGCGACCAGTCGTGACCGGCGACACCAAGGACACCCGGACCGGCGGTGAGGCAGGGAAGGCCGCCGCCGGTCCGGGCCTCCGGGTCATCGGTCTGGACTTGTCCCTGACCAGCACGGGCCTGGCCTGCCACTGCGGAATCCACCGCATCAAGTCCCACCCCCGCCTAGAGATCACCCGCTTCTCCCGGCTGCGGATCATCGCCCTCGGCGTGATGCACCACGTCCTCGGCTCCCCCGAGATCTGCACGCCCGGCCAGCGCGCCGACCTGGTTGTCGTCGAGGACCTGGCGCTGAGCCGTTCCACCGGCCAGCACCTCACCCGCGCCGGGCTGTGGCACCTGGTCATGAACGAGGTCGACAACGAAGGCATCCCCTACGTCATCGTCTCTCCGACGTCGCTGAAGAAGTACGTCACCGGCCGCGGCAATGCCGGCAAGGACGAAGTCTTGGCCGCCGCGATCCGCCGCTGGCCCGACGCGCCGATCCATGGCAACGACGAGGCCGACGCCTACGCCCTGCAGGCGATGGGGCTGGACTACCTCGGTCACCCGCCTGCCGCCATGCCCCAGACGCACCGTGCCGTGCTGGACGCCATCCATTGGCCGGAGGTGGCTCGGTGATCTCCCCGGCCGTCGACACCCTCTTCCCTGTCCTCGTCGAGCCGTCCAGCGACGGCACCGGCGGGTGGACCGCCACCTGCCGCAACCCGCGGTGCGAGGACGCGCCGCACGTCATCGCCCGCCGCGGTACCCCCGAGGAGGCGCAGCGGGCCGCCGACCCGCACCGCAAGGAAGTGAACCGGTGACCGGCCCGGCCGGGCGGGTGCTGCTGCTGGAGGCCGAGCGGATGCGCCCGGTCCCCAGCGGCAGCACCGCGCGGCTCATCCGCCAGACCATCGCGATCCTCGCCCAGGCCATGGCCGACCGGGAGCTCGCGCCGCGCGCCCCGGCCGCCGGCAAGGCCGACCGGGTCGAGGACTACGCGTGGCTCCGCGCCAACAACGTCGGCCCCGACGAGGCCGCCGCCCGGGTGGGCGTGTCGGCGGGCACCGGTCGCCGACACGAGCACGAGATCAAGGAGAACCCCAAGTGCTGATCGCCCACCGCTGCACGAAGTGCGGCCACCCCGACTACCAGCGGCGTCCCGACAAGACGCGCCCGGACGAGCTCGGGCACTGCGAATGCGGCTGCCTGTGCACCCCGGGCAAGCCAGAGCTGATACCGACGTTCAACTTCATCGGCCAGCGGATCGAGCGGATCGTCGAGCCCGGGGCCCGCCTGGACGGGGACGGCAGCGACTCCCTCGCCGACGGCGCTCCCGTCCGGGCGTGCGGCTGCGACGCCTGCAAGGCGCTGTACGCCCACCTCACCACCGGCGCCCCCGCCCCCGAGCCGACGGAGCCGACGCCGGCCGAGTACCGGGCGTGGGCCGCCGCCAACAACATCCCCTGTCCGCCGTCCGGCCGCATCCCCGCCGCGGTCCGGGAGGCATACACCGCCGCCCACTCCTGACCAGATGACAGAGAGGAACCCCTTCACCTTGACCACCACCAACGACCCGGCCGGCGCCCGGCAGGTGCGCCCGTTCGCCGCGGTGCTCCAGGAGCTCGCCCGCGGGCAGGTGCACGACGAGGCGTCCGAGCGGCTGCACGAACTCGTCGACGCCGTCCGCGAGCACGGCGCCAAGGGCACGCTGACGCTCGTCCTGGAGGTCGCGCCGATCGCCAAGGGCGACGTCAGCGCGTTGACCGTGACCGGCAAGGTCACCGCCAAGCCACCCGTCGGCACCCAGGCCAGCGCGTTCTTCGTCGACGACGCCGGCAACCTGTCGCGCCGCGACCCGCGGCAGACCGAGATCCCCATCCCCGTCCGCGACGACGCCCCCGTCAGGAGCGCCCGGTGACGATGCGCACCAATCCCCTCAACCCCACCACCTCGCCGCCGGTCCAGGTCCCTCGGACCGAGGCCGACGCCATCATCGAGACCGCGATCCTGTCCGCCGAACCCGCCGAGCTGGAGCCCGGCAAGGTCTACGCCGTCGCCACCACCGCCGGCGTCGAGAAGATCGACCTCACCGGCAACGAGTACCGCGACACCCCGAAGCGGAAGACCGGCACCGTCCAGGTCCGCGACGTCGACTCGTTCGGCCTGTACTGGGACAAGCACGCCGATCTGGACGTCGCCGAGATCTACGCCGACATCGACCGCGACCAGATCACCGCGGTCATCGACGCCCACGGCACGAACGAGCCCGGCTGGCGGCAGCACCGGCTCGTCTACACCGTGCGCCGCACCGACGCGTGGAACACGTGGCTCGCCGCCGACGGCCGGCTGATGGGACAGACCGAGTTCGCCGAGCTGCTCGAGGCCCGGCTCCCGGACATCGCCGCGCCGGACGGCGCCGACCTGCTCGAGCTGGCCCAGACGTTCGAGGCCACTACCAACGCCGCCTTCAAGTCCGGCAGCCTCCTCGCCAACGGCGAGCGTCAGCTCGTCTACACCGAGAGCATCGAGGCGTCCGGCGGTCGGGGCAAGCAGATCACCATCCCCAAGCAGATCGTGATCGTGCTGTCCCCGTACGAGGGCTCCGCGCCCGTGACGCTGACCGCCCGGTTCCGGTACCGCATCACCGACGGGCACCTGCGGCTCGGCTACGTCCTGGACCGGCCCGCCGAGGCGCTGGCCGCCGCGTTCGAGGACATCGTCGCCAAGGTCGAAGAGCGCACCGAGCACACCATCATGCGGGGCGTCCCGGCATGACCACCACCCCGGGCAGGACGTGCCGCCACTACACGACCGGCGTCGGCCACTGCGGCGCCGAGGGTGTGCGGTTCTTCCTGCCCGGGTGGCGGTGCCCACGGCACACCCCCGCCGCCATCGCCGGCGAGCCGGAGGTGTCCGGGCAGTACTGCGCCCCCGCCAGGTGCTACTGCGGGCGCCCCGAGTGCCCGGCCTACCCGACGTACGGACGGCCGGACCCCTACGCCGGGGAGCTGGACGCGTGGGCCGTGATCGACGCCCGCGCGATCGCGTCCGGCCGCCGCCGATCCAACCCTGCCGACTACGCCGCCGCCCGCGCCACGATCACCGCGCAGCGCGAGCGGGACGCACGACTCCGCAGGAGCAACCCCTCATGACCCGACGACGCCCCACCATCACCTGCCGCTGCTGCGGGAAGACCGGCCAGCACGGCGCCCACGGCTGGATCCGGAGCTGCTACGAACGGTGGCTCAAGGCCGGCCGCCCCCAGGAGGGGCCGCCGCCGCCGATGCCGCTCGAGGAGATCCGCGCCCGGTCTGTCCAGGCGCGGCGACCGTGCGGGCCGAAGGCCGCGCGCATGGACGACTTCGTCACCGTGCGCCTGACCCGCCGCCGCGAGAACGGCGAACCGATCAGCATCGCCGAGGCCGCCGCCGCGGTCGGCGTGTCCAAGCGCACCGCGGAACGATACGCCGCCGCCCTCAAACAGCAGGCCCGCCGATGAGCCGCCGCCGCTGCATCCCCCTGCCCGGGCAGCCCGGCGAACCGGTCGGCTTCGCCTGCGTCTCCGGGCCGCTGACCGACACCGACCGCGCCGCACTGGCCGAAGCCGACCGGGCGCTCCGCAACCAGACCGACGAGGACCCAACCATGACCGACCCGACCCCACCCGACGACGAGCCCGCCGCCGTGGACCTGAAGGTCGCCGGCGTCGACGGCTGGTATCTCATCCTCCGCAAGATCCGCGAGGAGAAGGCCCGCCTCGAGATCGTCGAGCAGCAGGCCCGCGACGCCATCGAGAAGGCCCTCGGCGACGCCGTCGACGGCGTCATCGACGGCCGCCCGGTGGTGCGCTGGCACCACACCGCCGCGCCCCGCCGATTCGACAAGAAGGCACTGGCGAAGGACCACCCCGACCTGATCGAGAAGTACACCGTCGTCGGGAAGCCCGGCCGCCGGTTCGAGCTCGTCGACCCCAAGGACGGCGCCCAGTGACCCGCCGCCGGACCACCGACTCCCGACCGGTGTGGCCACACCTTCTCCTGCCGCTACTAGCCGTTGCCGTGTTCGAGCTGCTGCTGATGCACCACGCCCACACCTACACGGTCGAGCTGCGCTTCCCCCGACCCGCCGTCGAGACCAACACGACAGGAGGTGCTCGGTGACGCGCGACCCAGCGGCCCAGGCCGCCGGCAACATCGACACCAGCCGCGTCGGCTGGCCCACCCCCGCCGACCTGGAGGCCGTCCCCGACCCCGCCGAACAGCTCCGCCGCGAGCTGATGTGGGCCATCGAGAACCGCATCGACTACGCCCCCCGGTCGCTGCAGACCCGGCTCGGGCCGTCCGAGCTCGGCCACCCGTGCGCGCGGAAGCTCGGCTACAAGCTCGCCGGTGTCGAGATCTCCAACCCGGGTGACCCCGCCTGGTATCCGACGATCGGCACCGCGGTGCACGGCTGGCTCGAAGAAGTCATGCGCTGGCTGAACGGGCACCTCGGCACCCTCGCCGAAGGCGGACCCCGCTTCCTCCTGGAGCACAAGGTGTCCGTCGGGGAGATCTGCGGCGAGCACATCACCGGCACCTGCGACGTGTACGACCGCGTCACCGGCATCGTCGTCGACTGGAAGGTCGTCGGCGAGAAGCAGCTCAAGAAGTACAAGGACGAGGGCCCCGGTGACCAGTACCGCGCCCAGGCCCACCTGTACGGGCGGGGCTGGCAGCGGCGCGGCATGCCCGTCACCAAGGTCGCCGTGATGTTCCTGCCCCGCGACCGGATGCTGCACGCCGCGCACATGTGGTCCGAGCCGTACGACGAGCAGATCGCGGTCCAGGCGCTCACCCGAGCCGAGGGCATCACCACCATGGTCCGCGGCATCGGCAAGGCCGCCCTGCCGATGCTCCCCACCGCAGACGCCTACTGCACGTTCTGCGACTACTTCCTCCCCGGCAGCACCGAGCTGGAGGAGGCGTGCCCCGGGCACCCCGGGGCCACCGGCTACCTCAAGTAGCCACTCACCCCGGCCCGATCAGACCCGATCCGGCCTGACCCAACAAGGAAGGAACCCACCACCCATGTCCATCTGGGACGACCCCGACATCCGCGTCGGCGGCGACTTCGTCAAGTTCAACGCCCCCGGCGACAGCGTGTCCGGCACCATCCAGGCGATCCGCAAGCACAAGTTCGACGACGGCTCCGTCGCCCCCCAGGTCTTGCTCGTGACCGACGAGGGCGAGGAGAAGACCCTCACCGCCGGGCAGATCCGCCTCAAGACCGCCCTGGCCACCGAGCGGCCCGAGGCGGGCGACTGGATCCGCATCACCCTCACCCAGATCGAGAAGCGCGCCGGCGGCAAGGACCTGAAGCACTTCACCGTCGAGATCCGCCGCGGCCAGGGCGCCCCCGCCCAGCCGCAGCCCCCCGCGGGTCAGACGATGGGCGCCGGGCCCGGCTGGGGTGCCCCCGCCGCCCCTGCCGCCCCGGCGGCGATGCCGCAGCAGTACCCGCCGCAGGCCGTCCCCCAGGCGGCACCGCAGCAGTACGCCCCCGCCGCGCCCCCGGCCGCGCCGATCCCCTTCAACGAGCTGCCCACGCCCCCGGCCCAGCCCGCCCCCCAGGCGGCGCCCGCGGCCCCCGGCATGGCCGCGCTGACCCCCGAGCAGCAGGCGGCCATCGCTGCCCTCACCCCGGAGCAGCGCGCCGCCATGGGCCTGCCCGGCTGACCCACCCCCAATCCAGTCCGGTGCCCGCCGTCGCCTCACCGCGGCGGCGGGCACCAGGCCCCGACCCCTCACCCAGAAAGAGACCGATGACGAAATCCAGGCACTACCGCCAGGCCGAGCAGCTCGTCGACCAGGCACACCACTTCACCTACGGCGACGGAGCCGACCCGGTCACCGGCGCCGCGCTCGCCGCCGAAGCCCAGACGCACGCCATCCTCGCCCTCGTCGACGCGCTCACCACGCCGACCCGGGCCGCCGTCCCCGACTCCGTGCTGGACGTACTCCGAGTCATCGTCAACGACTCCGACGTCCCCGACACCGTCCGCACCAAGATCTGCAACGCCGTCGGCGTGGATCTCTGCCCCGACGCCTGACCTTCAGCCCTCGACCCCGGCACCGGCCGGGCCCCGGCTCGCGACCGATCGGGGGCACGTGATGCAGCAGCCACAGAGGACCGCATGACCGGCCCCTACGCCAGCGCGTACGACGCGTACCGCCGCGCCGGCTGGACCGGCGTCATCCCCCTGCCCGCCCGGAAGAAGAAGCACCCACCCTCCGGCGTCACCGGCGACAACGGCCACTGGCCCTCCTACGCCGACTGCCAGGCGTGGGCCGACGGCCCCGAAGGCGCCGGAAACATCGCCCTCCGCCTGTCCCGGCACGTCCTCGGCATCGACGTCGACAACTACGACGGCAAGACCGGCGCCACGACGCTCGCCGACGCCGAACAGCGTTGGGGCACCCTCCCACCCACGTGGCGCACCACCTCCCGAGACGACGGCACCTCCGGCATCCGCCTGTTCCGCATCCCCGAGAACCTCGCATGGCCCGGCGAACTCGGCCCCGACGTCGAACTCATCCACGCCGGCTACCGGTACGCCGTCGTCTGGCCCAGCATCCACCCCGAAGGCCGCACCTACCGGTGGATCAGCCCGGACGGCCTCACCTCCACCACCATCCCCGACCCCGACCAGCTCCCCCCACTCCCCCAGACGTGGGTCGACGGCCTCACCGGCGGCCGGGAACACACCACCACACCCCGCAACACCCTCGCCGACGACGCCGCCCGCGCCTGGATCATCACCCGCCCCGGCGCCACCACCGAACCATGCGCCCGCCAAGCCCGCGCCACGCAACAGGCCCTCGTCGAACTCGCCGGCCCCGGCTCAGCCCACAACGCCGCCCGCGACGCCGCCCTACGCGCCATACGCCTCGCCGACGAAGGCCACGCGGGCCTCGTCGGCGCCCTCACCGCCGTCCACAAAGCGTTCATCGCCAACGTCACCAACCCCCACCGCGCGGGCACTGTCCGGTTCCCCCGCCAAGCCGAAGCCGAATGGACCGCGCTGGTCACGTCCGCGGTGAACCTGGTGACGGCGACCTCCTCCGGTTCGAGCACCTGCGACTGCTCCGGGCAGCTCACCGGCCTCATCGTCTCCGGCGCCTACCCCACGGCAGGCGCCACGGCGCTCACCCCGCCCACACCCCTCCCAACCCCACCCAACCCAGCAGCAACCCCACCGGCACCCGACCCGACCCCCACCAACCCCGCCAGCCCCGCCCCCCAGACCCGATCCCGCACGTCCTGGTGGCCACGCAACCTCGCGCCGGTCCTCGACGGCCAGGAGGACGAACCCGGCCCCGCCGTACTCGCCCGCGCCGACGGCGCACACCTCTTCTACACGGGGAAGGTGAACGCCATCCTCGGCGAGTCCGAATCCGGCAAAACCTGGATCCTCCTCCTGGCCGTCGCCCAGACCCTCGCCGACGGCGGCACCGTCACCTACCTCGACTTCGAAGACACCGCCGCCGGCATCGTCGGCAGGTTGCGCGCCCTCGGAGTCCCCGACACCCACCTCACCCGACTCCACTACATCGGCCCCGACGAAACCCTCCACGCCACCGCATCCGACGACCTCCGCGAACACCTGGACGCCGCCCAGTCGACACTGGTCGCGCTCGACGGCGTCAACGCCGCCATGACCCTCCTCGGACTCGACCTGGAGAAGAACAAAGACGCCACGAGCTTCGCCCAGCTCCTCCTCAAGCCCCTCGCCGCGGCCGGCGGCGCAGTCGTCATGGTCGACCACGTCCCCAAACACAAAGACAACCGCGGAAAAGGCGGCATCGGCGCCCAGGCGAAACGCGCCATGATGGACGGCTGCGCCATCAGCGTCGAAGTCGTTGAACCATTCGGCCGAGGAATGACCGGCCGCCTCCGCATCTTCGTCGACAAAGACCGCCCCGGACACGTCCGCGCCGTCTCCAAAGAAGCCAAATACGTCGGCATGGCCGTACTCACCAGCGACGCAGAAACCGGCGCCGTGACCGTCGCCATCCACCCGCCCGACATCACCACCCCCGGCGCCGACAAGGCCGCCGGCGACCGCATGATGCTCATGGAAGCCATCAGCGACCACCTTTTCGAGAACCCGCCGAAGACGAGCGTCAACGGCATCTCCCTCGCCCTGTCCCGCCGCAAGGAAGACGTCGCCGCCGCCCTGGACGAGCTCGTCGACCGCGGCTACGTCGACCGCGACGGCACCCCGCAGGGACGTGGTTTTGCCCACACCCTGATCCGCCGCTACTTCGTCGCCGACGACATCGCCACCCCGCACCCCTCTGACCAGGGCCGGAACCACTCGGAACCACTCGGAACCACTCGGGAACCACTCGGGAACCACTCGGGAACCACTCGGGCCGAATCCCGGGCGAGTGGTTCCGGCAGCGGAGACACCCCCCGAAGGGGGGTCTCCCCCGGGAACCACTCCGGCCGGGGCACCCCGGAACCACCCGAGCCCGCTACGATCGTCATCGACGGCAGGGTGATCGACACCCGCACCGGCGAAGACCTCGGACCCGCCGGAGCCCCCGAATGATCCCGGCCTGGCTCCAACGCACCCGCGCCGGCGACACCAGCCGCGCCGCCACCCTCCGCCTCTGCCGCAAATGCCGCGCACCCGTCATCGTCGGCCTCGACGCCGACCGCGCCGCACGCACCGCCTACTGCGACCCCACACCACTCACCGAATTGGGCGAAGCCGTCGCCGTCATGCAAAACCGGCGCACCTACGACCTGATGTCCGGCCCATCACGAAAAGAACTCTCCCCACGCGAAGCCGACCACATCAGAAAACCCCGCCTCTACCCCGTGCTCGCCGAACACAAATGCGGCGCCCCTCTCGCCGCATTCGCAGTACCCGCACCGGCCCGACAGGACATCGACGATGAACCGCCCTTCTAACCACGCCGACGACCAGTCGCCGCGCTCGGTCGCCGGCCCGGCCGCGCGCACACCAGCCCGGCAACACCTGCCTGCCGTCGACCGCGCCCTCGCCAACCTCGCCGACCTCCAAGACCTCGTCGTCGGCCTGGCGCTGCTCCGCGACCCGGCCGTGCGCCGCCCCTGGCGGGAGACACCGCTCGACCCGTACGCGCGGGCGGAGCTCGACGACGAGGCCCGCGCCGACCGCGCCGACCGCAACGAGCTGGCCCCCGGCGAACACATTGATGCCGCACGGCCCGACGTCCTGGACCTCCTCGCCGACACGCTGTCCCGCGCCGAGGATCTGGCCTGGCACCTGTCCCGGGCCGCCTGGTGCCCCGTCCTGCCCCCGTCCTCCTGGACGTCGGCCACCGCGGACCCCCGCCGCTACCTCGCCCACGCCGCCGCCTGCCTCCCCACCGCCGTCCTCGGCTGGGAGAACGGCGGGGACATCGCCCACTGGGCCGCGGCGGTGACCGGCGCCATGCTCGCCGACCTCACCGCCGCCCTCGCTCTCCACGTCGACGGCCAGACCGTCAAGACCATCTGCCCGTGGTGCAAGGGCGGCCTGGCCGGCACCTACACGTGGCGCGTGCGGATCGTTCCCGGCGGCGAACCCGCGATCGTCTGCGAGTCCGGCACCTGCCAGCCCCCGTCCCGGGATGTGACGACGTGGTGGGGTGGGACGCCGGTGTGGCCGCTGCGGGACTGGCCATGGCTCGCCCGCCGCCTGGCGCATCTGGCCCGCCGCGCCGCCCCCGCCACGCCGGACGTGCCGTTCGCCCGGGCCGAGGGCGCCACCGGCCGCGCCGGCACCCCCACCGACCTCACCGCCGCCCGCGCCCTCCTCGGCGGCCTCGTCGACGAGGCCGCCTGGAAGCCCACCGGAACGGAAGGATGAACCCCATGACCCCCGACAAGCCCGCCCCTCCTCAGCTCCCCGACCTCGGCCAGCCACTTGCCGACGCCCTCGCCGAGGCCGGCCGTACCCTCGGCCACGCCCTCGCTGGGATCCGCTTCACCCTCACCGCGCAGGGCGCCCTCGCCAGCGTCCTCACCGGCGACGAGGCCGCCGCCCGGACCGCGCTCGCCACCCTGGACGACGACCAGCGCCGCACCGTCCACCTGGCCGCCTCCCGCCTCGCGATCCTCGCCGCCCTCACCGCCGGCATGGAAGGCTGACGGCATGGACTACCAGGGACCTGCCACCCTCACCATCGACGGCGTTGACTACGACGTCACCGCCGACCTGTATCGGAAGGACGGAGGCTGGCGCGGAGTCGTCACCGGCCACGACATCGCGGTCGCCGCCTTCCTCCACTACGACGACGTCCGCCGATATCAGCTTCGGCTGCCCAACGGACGCGCCGGCGAGGTGGTCTTCAGGGGCAGCACGTTCACGGTCGCCGATCACGCTGCCGAGACCAGATCCCAGAGCATGATCATCGAAGGTACGGGCCCGGCACCGTTTGACACCGGGCCTGTGGATAACCGATGATCAGAGCTGTTCTTCGCATGCCCTCCTAAAGGGCGCCAACGCCCCGCGCAGTAGGCGGGGCGTTCTGCTGTCCAAACCCGCCTGGAGGCCCACCATGGCCTGACCCCCCGGGGGGTGGTGCCGATGGCAGCCGGCCGCCCCATCACCGACCACGACCGCCGCCGCGTCGCCGAACTCCACGCCGCCGGAAAGACCCGGAACGAGATCGCCCGCGAGATCAACCGCGCACAATCCACCGTCTCAAAGATCGCCGCCGAACTCGGCCTCACCTTCGACCGCCGCCGTACCGCGGAGGCCACCCGAGCGAAGCAGGCCGACGCCAAGGCCCGCCGCGCCCAACTCGCCCTCAACCTCCTCGCCGACGCCGAACGCATGCGCGCCCAACTCTGGGAACCGGCCACCATCTACAACTTCGGCGGCAAGGACAACGACTACAACGAACGCCAGGTCGACAAGCCGCCGCCCCGCGACCAACGCGACATCGCCCACACCACCGGCATCCTCATCGACAAGCACATCCGCCTCATCGAGGTCGACGCCGACCAGGGCATCGACGACGGCAAGGCGATGCTCACCCAGCTCGCCACCGCCCTCGGCCAGGCGTGGGCCGCCGGCCAGAACACCCAGCAGTGACCGACCTGCTCGACGCGCTGCCACTGTCCCGCAAGCAGGTCGACTACGTCGTCAACAGCACGGCGTTCATCAACCTCAGCGAGGGGTCGATCCGCTCCGGCAAAACCATCTCCAGCCTGCTCCGCTGGCTGATCTACGTCGCCAACGCACCCCGCGGCGGCGAACTCGTCGTCGTCGGCCGCACCCGCGACTCGCTCGCCCGGAACGTCTTCGGCCCGCTGATGGACCCGGGCATCTTCGGGCCGCTGGCCAAGCTCACCCACTACACCCCCGGCGCCGCCACAGCCACCATCCTCGGCCGCACCATCCACGTCCTCGGCGCCTCCGACGCGAAGGCCGAGAAGGTGCTCCGCGGCCTGACGTGTGCCGGGGCGTACGTCGACGAGCTGACCGTCATCGCCGAGGACTTCTTCCAGCAGCTCATCGGCCGCTGCTCCGTCCCCGGCGCGCAGATCTTCTGCACCACCAACCCCGACTCCCCGGCGCACTGGGTACGGACCCGCTTCCTGGACCGCCTGGCCGACCTGCCCGACTGGCGCGTCTGGCACTTCACCCTCGACGACAACCCCGCCCTCCCCGACGAGGTCAAGCAGCGGTACCACCGCCAGTACACCGGCCTGTGGCGCCGCCGCTTCATCCTCGGCGAGTGGGTCGCCGCCGAAGGCGCGATCTACGACATGTGGGACCCCGACACCCACGTCGTCCCCTGGGAGCAACTCCCCACCATGGCCCGCCTCATCGGCGTCGGCCTGGACTACGGCACCACCAACCCCACCGCCGGCATCCTCCTCGGCGTCTCCGCCGACGGCCGCCTCTACCTCGTCGACGAGTGGCGCCACGACCCCAAGCACGACGCCACCCGCCTGACCGACGGCCAGCTCTCCGCCAGCTTCCGCGACTGGCTGGCGAAGCCGCACCTGCCGACCGGACAGACGCTGCCGATCGAGTGGATCGTCGCCGACCCCTCCGCCGCCTCGTTCCGGACCCAGCTCGCCGTCGACGGCATCCACACCGCCCGCGCCGACAACGACGTCCTCCGCGGCATCGGCCTCACCGCCACCCTCCTCACCGAGCGGCGGCTCCTCGTCGCCGACCGCTGCCGCGGCTTCATCCGCGAGGCCCCCGGCTACTCGTGGGACCCCGACGCCACCCTGAAGGGGCTGGACGAGCCCATCAAGGTCGCCGACCACAGCCTGGACGCCGGCCGGTACATCCTCGCCACCACCGAGGAACTCTGGCGCCCGATGCTGCGCAGCCCCCTCGGCCTCGCCGCGTAGCAACCCCTGATCCCCGGTCCGGCGCGTGCGCGAGGGGTCGCGCGCCGGACCGGCACCAACCCCTCACACCCCTCGGAGGCATCCATGGCCGCACCCGTCCGCCTGCCGATCCGCATGACCATCGGCGACATCGACACCCCCATCGAGGTCGGCACCGTCGAGTTCCCCTACGCCCCCGGCACGGGCGGCTTCGCCATCGACTACCCGAGCCTCGCCAGCGCGCTCCGCCAGGCCGCCGACAAACTCGACCCGGGCCCGACGAACGAGGTCTACCGCGAGCGGGCTCGCCTGGTCGCCTACCTCGCCGCCCAGCACCCCGGCGACGCCGTCATCTCCTACAGCGACCCCAGCACACCGGGCTGGCCCGTCATCACCATCAACACCCCCGCAGGCCAGATGTCCTGGCACATCAGCCCCGACGACATCGACGTGTTCCCCCCGTCGATCCTGCGCGTGCACCCCGAGGACCCCCGCGCCACCTGGGACGGCCACACCACCGCGGAGAAGCACGAGCGCCTGGCCAACCTGACCAGACAGGGGAGGTGACCGATGCCCCTTCCCGCCGGTAACGAGGTCTGGCCGCCCCCCGCGCTGGACCCCGTCACCACCCAGCTCGCCGTCTGGTCCGCGTGGTACTCCTCCGACCTGGACGCCATCAGCGCCCTGTACGGAGGCCCCACCGCCGGCGACCCCGCCCGCGGCAACGCCTCCGCCCAGAACGCCGCCCGCGACTCCTGGCGCCTCCGCATCGGCCGCACCATCGCCCGCTGGTTCTGGGGCACCCCCACCCCGGCGACGGAGAAGCGCACCAAGCTGCACCTGCCGATCGCCCGCGACATCGCCAGCACCAGCGCCGACCTACTGTTCGGCGAGCCCCCGACCTTCACGGTCGAAGCCACCGAGACGCAGGCCCGGCTCGACGAGCTCACCGGCAGCCACCTGTGCGCCACCCTCACCGAGGCCGCCGAACTGTGCGCCGGCATGGGAGGCATCTACCTGCGCATCTGCTGGGACAAGACCCTCCGCGACCGCCCATGGATCTCCGCCGTGCACGCCGACGGCGCGATCCCCGAATGGCGCTGGGACGCCCTCGTCGGCGTGACGTTCTGGCGAGAGATCGCCGTCGACGGCCAGAAGGTGATCCGGCACCTGGAGCGGCACGAGCCCGGCCACATCCTCCACGGCGTCTACGAAGGCACCGCCACCGACCTCGGCAAGCCCGTCGACCTCGCCGCATTCCCCGAGACGGCCGGCCTTCAGCCGGTCATCGAGACCGGCACCCCGGGCCGGTTGACCGCTGGCTACGTCCCCAACATGCGCCCCGCCCCGTGCTGGCGGCACGAGCCCGCCGGCGCCAACCTCGGCCGCGCCGACTTCGACGGCGCCGAGCCTTTGATGGACGCCCTCGACGAGACCTACAGCAGCCTCATGCGGGACATCCGGCTCGGCAAGGCACGACTGCACGTCCCCGCCGCCTACCTGGAATCCCAGGGCCCCGGCAAGGGCGCCCTGTGGGAGGACCGCGAGCTGTACGTCCCCATGACCGCGCTCGGCGCCAACAAGCTCGACGCCGGGCTGCAGATCTCAGAGACCCAGTTCGCCATCCGCGTCGACGAGCACCTGCGCACCGCCGCCGACCTGCTCCAGCGCATCGCCCAGACCAGCGGCTACTCCGCCCAAACGTTCGGGTTGCAGGGTGACGGCGGCCTGGCCACCGCCACCGAGGTCGACGCGCGCAAGGACCGCACCACCGCCACCCGGGCGAAGAAGGTCAACTACTGGGCACCCGAGCTCTCGGAGTTGGCCCTGACGCTCCAGCTCGTCGACAAGGCCGTGTTCGGCCACGGGTACACGCCGGAACGCCCGGACGTCGACATGGGCGACGGCGCCACCGAGTCCCCCCGGCAGATCGCCGAGACCCTCGAGCTGCTGCACCGCGCCGAGGCCGCGTCGATCGAGACCAAGGTGCGGATGCTCCACCCGGACTGGGACGACGTCCGCGTCCGCCAGGAGGTCGACGGCATCCGGCAGGACAGTGGCATGTTCGACCCGATCGAGGCCGCCGTCGACGACACGTTCCGCCGCGGCGGCGACCCGGCCGACCCGACCCAGCCGGCGCCTACCGACCCGGCCGTCCCACCCACCGAGTAGCCACCCATGGCCGTCGACCCCGACATCGTCGACGAACTCGCCGCGCAGGTCGCCGCCGTCTACCAGGAAGCGGAGACCGCACTCGTCCGGCTCATCACCCGCCACCTGGACGCGGGCCTGGACTCCCCCGCCGCGGAGCGCCGCCTCGGCGGCATCCGCGCCCTCCGCCGCGCCGCCACCGCCGTCATCGCCGCCCTCGAGGCCGACTCCTCCGACACCATCCGCCGCACCCTGGCCGACGCCTACCGGCACGGCTGGACAAGCGCCCTGGCCGACCTCCCCGAACGCTGGATGCCCCGGTCCGGCATCGGTCAGGCCGCCCGCGCCGCCCTCGCACAGATCCCCGGATTCGGCTTCGTCGAGGCCCTAGCGTCCGCGTTGATCCGCGACTTCGGCGCGGTGCACGGCAACATCCTCCGCAACGTCATGGACGCCTTCCGGTCGGTGCAAGCCGCCGCCGCCGCGCGGATCCTCACCGGCGTCCAGACCCGCCGCCAGGCCAGCCAATCGGCGTGGCAGGCCCTCGTCGACCGCGGCATCACCTCATTCGTCGACAAGGCCGGCCGCCGCTGGCGCCTGTCCTCCTACGTGGAGATGGCCGCCCGCACCAACGCACAGAGAGCCGCCACCCAGGCCCAGGTCGACCGGCTGTCGACGCTCGGCGTCGAGCTGGTGTACGTATCCGACGCCGTCCAGGAGTGCGAGCGCTGCCGCCCCTGGGAGGGCAAGATCCTGCGCACCACCGACGGGCCGCTCGAGGTCGTGACCGAACACGCCACCCGGGACATCCCCGTCACCGTCGAAGCCGCCGGCACTCTCGACCAAGCGCGCGCCGCCGGCCTGTTCCATCCGAACTGCCGCCATTCGATCTCGGCGTATCTGCCCGGGGTGACCCGCGTCCCCCGCGCCCACGCCGACCCCGACGGCTACAAGGCCCGCCAGCGCCAGCGCGCCCTCGAGCGCCGCATCCGCAGGGAGAAGGAGCGGGAGCAGGCCACGCTCACCGACGAGGCCCGGACCGCCGCCCGCCGCCGGATCCGAGCCGCACAGGCGGCCCTCCGCGAGCACCTCGCCGCCAACCCCGGCCTCAAACGCCTGCCCTACAGGGAGCAGGTCGGCGGCGGCAACATCCCGCCCCGCGACCAGCGCGGCGACCCGGCCGGCGGCCTCGGACCACCGTCCGAGCCGACCATCGACGGCGGACCCGCCCCCGCGCCCGCCCGCCGCACGGGCCGGACCCTGCCACCCGACGAGCCGGTCGACGACCGCCGCCAGCCCGGCCTGGGCCAGGCCGCCATCGACGACCCGGACCGCCCGGACCCGCGGGACATGAGCGACGAGCAGCTCGACCAGGCGCTCATGGACGCCCTCGCCGGAGCGGGCGACCAGGACTGGATCGACCGCCTGGCCGCCGAGGTCGACCGCCGCGAAGCCGAGGCCCGCGCCCGCGAAGCCGCCCGGGAGCGGGACCGGCAGCGCCGCGAGGAACGGGAGCAGCAGCTCGCCGACCGCGTCATCGAGCTCATCGACCAAGGGTGGCCCGAAGAGGACGCCGTCGCCGAGGTCTACGGCATCTCCGTCGAGCGGCAGCGGCGGCAGCGGGCGATCGACGACCTCCGCGCCCAGGGGTACAGCGGCGCCGGGTTCGAGGAGCTGGCGCGGCAGGCGTACCGCGACTACGTGCACCAGCAGTGGCTCGACGCCGAGGCCGCGACCCGCGGGCACATGGTCACCCGGGAGGGACAGGCCCGCGGCATCGACCCCAAGTCGCTGTTCACCGGGCCGGAAGCGCGGGCGCGGAGATGGGCGTCCGACGACCTCAAGGCGTGGTGGGATGAGCATGGACGCCTCACGTTCGAGGAGTTCAAGGCGCAGCTCATCGACGATTTCGAGGCGATCCGTAGACGCCGCGACAGATCCGGGGGAGACTTCCTCGCATGACCGCCACGCCCGCCGACCGCGCCGCCGCCATGCGGCTCGTGCTCGCGCACGCCGAAGGCAGGCGGGCGGCCAGCGAGGGCCGGGCCATGTCGTCCTGCCCGTACGACCGGCACGCCGACGACCCCGTCACACGCGCCCGCGCCCGCATGTGGCTCCGCGGCTACGACAAGGTCAACCCGTTCCCCGTCGACTACTCCGGCTGAGAGGTCTTGCGCGGCCGACCGCCGCCGGCGCCCCGGCCCGGCCGTCCGCGATACCAGGCCCAGATCTCCGGTTCCCGCCGCGGCGACCATCCCGGCTTGCCGTCGTGAAGGATGTCCGGCGCGGGGAACGGCCGGTACGTCTCCCCTGACTCGTATCGGTCTTGCCACTTGCGCACGGCGTCGCCGGACACCCCGAACCACTTGCCGATGTCGTCGCGGGACAGGTAGCGCAGCACCTTGCCCTCGGGGGCGGGCGGGCCGTCGGTCAGGTAGTCGTCTCCCACGAGGACACCCTTGCCAGCGGCGGCGCGCGCCGCAACCCCGGACCACCACGTAGCGGCGGCGCCGGGGTCGTCGGGCGGGGGCACCAGGTACCCCATCAGGCGGCCGGCCGGTAGCAGGCCAGGTCCGCCTCGTCGACGCGGACCGCGTAGGTCACGGTGCCGTGCCGCTCCAGGTGCTCGCCGCCGGACAGGTCGATGACGAGCTGCTCGCCCACCGGCTCGGCGGCGGGGGCGGCGGGCAGGGCGAACAGGACGGGCTCGCCGTGCTCGTCGGTCGGCTGCTCGACCTCGGCGACGGTCTCCTCGGCGGTCTCGGCGTCGGCGAGGGCGTCCCAGATGTCGGTCTGGTCGTTGATCAGGGCCACCTGTCGGTCGATCATCGCTGCTCCTAGAAACGTTGTCCGAGATTGGGACAACGTTAACGCGACCCCATAAACGTTGTCCAGCTTTCGGACAACGTTTCTTGAGACTCCCTCCGCCCGGAGCGGAGGGCCACCCACCGGCCAGGGCCAGGCGCCCGGCCACCCCACCCACGCGAGCACCCCAGGAGGGTCCGCATGACCACACCCGCCCAGCCGGCCCCGGCCCCCCAGCCGCCGGCCCCGACCCCACCGCAGACCGGCACCCCGCCGGCGCCCGACCCCCAGCAGCCGCAGGCCGCGCCCGCCGCACCGCAGGCGCCCACGCAGCCCGTACCGCAATCGGCTCCGGCTCCGGCCGCTCCGGTTCCGACCCCGCCCACTTGGCAGCCCCCCGCGCAGCCAGCCACCGGCAACAGCAGCGACGGCGAGGGAGACGGCGGGGACCGCGACCTCTCCAAGCTCCCCCAGTGGGCCCAGCGTGAACTGACCAAGGCCCGCGAGGAGGCCGCGAAGTACCGCGTCCGAGCCCGCACCGAGACCGTCCAGCGGCACGCCTACGCCGTCGCCGGCCAGCTCGGCGCCAACCCCGACGCCCTGCTCGGCTCGGTGGCGTTCGCCCAGGCCGCCGAACAGCTCGACCCGAACGCCGCCGACTTCCCGGCGCGGCTCGCCGAGATGATCCAGTCGGCGCTGGCGGCGAACCCGTGGCTGGCCGCCCAGCCGACCACCCCGGCCACGCCCCCAGTACCGCCCACCAGCGGCGGCCAGTTCCCAGGCGCCCCCCAGGCGCCCGCGCCGACCCTTCAGCAGCAGATCGCCGAAGCCGAGGCCAAGGGCGACTGGAAGACCGCGCGGCAGCTCAAGACCGCGCTGATGGTCCAGTCCACTCAGTAACCGCCCGGGCGGCCATGAGCCTGCCCGGACCCCCATAGGAAGGAGACTCCCGCATGGCGGGTATCACCGGGCAGGCCACCACCTTCGGCCTGCCGAACTTCGTCGGCGAACTGTTCGCCGTCACCCCCACCGACACCCCGTTCCTGTCGGCCATCGGCGGACTGACCGGCGGGGAGGCCGCCAACGCCACCCTCTTCGAGTGGCAGGGCTACGACCTGCGCGACGCCTCCGCCTCCCGGCAGCGCGTCGAGGGCGCCAACGCCCCCGCCGCCGAGGCCCGCGTCCGCTTCAACGTGACCAACGTGGTCGAGATCCATCAGGAGGCCATCGAGGTCACCTACACGAAGATGGCCGCGGTCGGCCAGTACGCCTCCACCGGCTCGGCCAACCCCAACGCCGTCGGACTCGCCGGCTCCAACCCCGTCGTGAACGAGCTGGACTGGCAGATCGACCAGGCACTCAAGCAGATCGCCCGCGACGTCGAGAAGTCCTTCATCACCGGCAAGTTCGCCAACCCCGGCACCAACGCCAGCCCTCGCAAGACCCGCGGCATCATGGAGGCCACCGTCACCAACGTGTCCGACAAGGGCACCCTCAAGGGCACGGCCACCATCGAGGCCGACGACGAGAACTTCACCATCGCCGCCCACGGCATGACCAACGGCACCGCCGTCACCGTCCGGAACCTGACCGGCGGCGCCGACGGAGTGCTGGAGGAGAACCGCATCTACTACGTGCGGGACAGCGCCGCCAACACCTTCAGGCTCGCGCTCAAGCCGGGCGGCGCCGCGATCACGTTCTCCACCGACGGCGGCGCCGACGTCTACACCCTCACCGCCCTGACCGAGGCGATGGTCCTGGACCTGCTCCAGGACGTGTGGGACGCCGGCGGCATCCAGGAGTCCGACACCGCCGCGGTCATGGTCAACGGCACCCTCAAGCGGGCCCTGACGAAGATCTTCATCACCGACAAGGGCTTCCAGGAGCAGTCCCGCGACATCGCCGGTGTGCACGTCATGACGATCGAGACCGACTTCGGCCGGCTCAACGTCATGCTGAACCGGCACATGCCGTCCGCCGCGCTCCAGGTCGTGTCGCTGGAGGAATGCGCGCCCCGGTTCCTGCCGATCCCCGACAAGGGCTTCCTGTTCGTCGAGGAGCTCGGCCGCGAGGGCTCGGCGGAGCGCAGGCAGATCTACGGGGAGATCGGCCTGAAGTACGGCAACGAGAAGGCCCACGGCAAGCTCCTGGGCGTCACCGCACCGGCCGGGGCCTGAGCGATGAGCCGGTTCCGTTGCGCGCGGTTCCCGGCCGGGACCGCCCACGTGCGCACCACGGCGGGCATCGTCACCTTCACCGACGGCACTGCCCACGTCGACGACGCTGAGCTGGCCGCCGCACTCCGCGAGGTGCCCGATGTGTTCGGCATCGCCGAGGAGGGCGGCGCGAAGGGGCCGTCCTCTTCTCCGGCCCGTCCGGCGCGTAGCTCCACGAACCGCCGCCGCACCAAGGAGGACTGATCGATGGCACGCCAGGACATCACCAGCAGCCAGATCAACCAGATGTCGTCCCGGGGCGTGGTCACCCCCGTGACGGTGGCGGCGCACGTCGACGGGCACGCCTTCGTCAACGACGGCAAGACCATGGTCACCTTCGAGAACACCAACGCGGCCACCCGCACCGTCACCGCGAAGGTCCCCGCCGTCGTCGACGTGAACCTCGACGTCCCGGACCGGCAGATCACCCTGCCGGCCACCACCGGCCGCGGGCAGCTCGGACCGTTCGGGCCCGAGTACACCCAGCCGGACGGCAAGGTGCACATCGACTTCTCCGCCGACGCCGGTGTCGTGTGCACGTACTGGCGGCTGCCGTGACCACCTACGAACGTCTCGGCGACTCCGGGGAGGTCGTCGAGCGCGTCACCCCCGTGCCGGGCGGCTACGAGGACACGCGGCTCGGAGTCGCCGCGCTGGAGGGCAAGGGAGGGTGGCGGGTCGCCGGCCAGCCGGAACCGCCGCCCCCCGCCCCACCCCGGGAGAAGGAGGAGGGCGAGGATGCCGACGTACGCGACCCCGGCCGACCTCGGCGAGCTGCTGGCGCCCGCCCCGGCGCCCGCTAACGCCGCCCGGCTCCTGGCCCGCGCATCCCGCATCATCGCCCGGGAGACCCTGTGCGCCGTCTACGACGTCGACCAGGCGGGACTCCCCACCTCCCAGACGCTCAAGGACGCGCTGCGAGACGCCACCTGCGAGCAGGTCGCCTACTGGCTGGAGACCGGCCGCGACGAGGGCATCGGCACCGGCTACACCTCGGTCGGGATTGGATCGGTCAACCTCACCCGCGCCGGCGCGGGCGGCGGGGATGAGGACGACGGCGACGCGTGCGAGCAGGCCCTGCTGATCCTCCAGCAGGCCGGGCTGACCGGCCACGGCCCGGTGGCGTGCTGATGCCCGGCATCCCCTCGTTCCTGCTACGCCACGAGGTCGTCGTCGAGCCGCTGATCGGTGAGGGTCCGTTCGGGTCGACGTACGGCCCCCGCACCGCGGTGCGCTGCTTCCGCGACGACAAGCGCCGCCTGGTCCGCGGGACGGACGGCAGCGAGGTCGTCTCCGAGACGACCCTCTACATGCGGCTGTCCGAGACCTGCCCCGTCGGGTCCCGCGTCACCCTCGACCAGGGCACGGCCGGCGAGCGGGTCACCACCGTCATCACCGCCGCGCGCCGCGACGGCGGCGGCCTCCCGACACCCGATCATCTGGAGGTGACGCTGCTGTGACCGTCCGCATGACCTGGAATGGCCCCCAGGTGCAAGCCGCAGAACGGGAGGCCGCCGAACGCGGCGTCGCCCTGGCCGCCGAGCATCTCCTCGGCGCGTCCCGTCAGCGTGTCCCGCTGGAGGAGGGGACCCTGGAGCGGTCCGGCGTGGCCAGCACGGACGGCCTGGAGGGCGCCGTGTCCTACGACACGGTGTACGCCGTCCGCCAGCATGAAGAGCTGACCTGGCGGCACGACCCGGGTAGGACGGCGAAGTACCTCGAGGGCCCCCTCGAGGAGGAGTCCGCCGTGATGCTGGAGATCGTCGCCGCGCAGATCCGCCGGGCGCTCCGGTCATGACGCTGCTGGAGGAGTTCGCGCGGCTCCTGGAGCTCCGCGGCCTCGGCGAGTACCACGAGGACGGCAGCGCCGGCGGCAGCATCTTCCTGGCCGCGCTCCCGTCGAGCCCGGACCGCTGCAAGGCCATCGCCCTCTACGGCGGCGGCGACGCCGACTCCCGCCTGGCCTACGACGAGCCGAGCCTGCAGGTCCGCTGCCGCGGCACCACCGACCCCCGCACCGCCGAAGCCGACGCCCAGCAGGTGTACGACGCGCTGCACGGCCTCGGCATGCTCACCCTGCCCGGCGGCACCTGGCTCCAGCTCATGCTCGCCAAGCAGTCCGGCCCCGTCTACATCGGCCGGGACGTCAACGGCCGCCACGAGTGGACGGTGAACCTCCAGGCGGAGATCAGCCGACCCACACCCCACCGCGTCTAAGGAGGGCGCACACCATGACCCTGCGGAAGATCAACGCCCGCGACATCATCGTCCAGGTGCAGGCCGCCGACGGCACCACCTGGATCGAGGTCGCCGGCCTCAACAGCGTGACCGTCAACCCCGGCGAGAACGAGGAGACCGCCGAAACCACCACGTTCGCGTCCCAGGGCGCCTACGAGCAGGAGGTCATGCAGCGCGGCGCACAGCTCACCCTGGAGGGCTTCCTGCTCAAGGACGACGCCACCGGCGCGCAGGACCCCGGGCAGCTCCGCTGCGAGACCCTGGCCGCCCAGGTCGGCGTCGCCTCGCTGGGGAAGGCGCGGTTCCGGCACCCGGTCGACACCCAGTGGAAGGTGTGGAACGGCACGTTCTCCCTCGGCGAGCAGGGCGGCGGCAACAACGACAAGACCGGATGGCAGTGCACCATCACCCGGTCCGGCGCCTCCTCCACGATGGCGGTGTCCTGACCATGACCGAGAACCCCTCCACCATCGACGCCGACGAGGTCGACGAGGCCGGCGAGGCCGGCGAGACCATCGACTTCAATGCGTGGCTGGCGACCGAGCAGGCCGCACGCGGCGGCGGCAAACGCATCCGCGTGTTCGGCAAGGTCATCGCCCTGCCCACCGACCTGCCACTGGGCTTCACCCTCGCCCTGGACCAGACCTCCGAATCGTCCGACCTGGACGACGTCAAGAAGATGGTCGCCGCCCTGTACGGCGACGACGCCCTGGACCACTGGGTCAAGGAGGGCCTGGGCCTGTTCGGATTCCAGGTCCTCCTCGCCTACGGGTCGGCGGTCGCCGCCGGCCAGACCGTCACCCTCGACGAGGTCGCCGCCAAGGTCCGCGAGGCCAACAAGCAGCGGGAGCAGGGAAAAGCCCAGAAGCCCGGCAGGGGCAAGAAGGGCAAGAGACAGCGCTGATCCGGCGGATCCGCCGCCACTGGCCGCTGATCATCGCGGACTTCTGGAGGGAGTACCGCATCACCGCCGGCCAGCTCTACGACCTGCCGACACGCCAGTTCTTCTGGCTCCTGCAAGGACTCTCTGAACAGTCGGTGTTTCGGCAGGTCACCGGAGGCGAACCCGTCGAGGTGTCCGGTGAGGACGCCCGCTCGCTGATCGCCTCCCTGTAACCCTTCCCCGCCCCCGTCCCCACACGCGCGCCCGCGCGCACACAACTGCATAGCGACTGGTGAGGGGGTGTCATGGCCCTCACGATCGGCGAGTTGGTCGCCCTCATCCGTGCCGACGACAGCGGTTTCCGCCGCGGCGTGCAGGGTGCTCGCCGCGAGCTGGACGGCCTGTGGCGCGACGCCAACGGCCGACTCCGAGATGCACAGGGCCGGTTCGCCACCGCGGGCGAGGAGTCCGGCCGCGGCTGGGGATCCCGGCTGGGCCGCGCCGCCGGCACCGCCCTGGCCGCCGGGCTCCGTGGCGTGGTCGGCACCGCCCGCACCGCGGGCACGGCCCTCCTCAGCGCCGCCCTCCCCCTCGCCGCAGTCGCGACGACCGCAGCGGCGGCGGCCCCGCTGCTCGCCCCGGTCGGCGCCGAGCTGCTGGCGGTCGGCAAGGCCGCCTTGTCCGCGGGTCCGGCGCTGCTGGCGCTCGGTGTCGCCGCGAAGATCAGCAAGTTCGCGCTGACGGAGATCTTCAAGGAAGGCAGCGCGGCACGCCAGGCGCTGTCCCCGCTGGCCGACGCCTTCACCAAGGCCGGTGAAGCAGGATCGCAGGCGGCTGCACGCGGCATCCGCCCCCTGGCCAACGAACTACGTAAGGCCGCGTTCCCGATCGTCGAGAAGTTCATGATCGGCGTCGGGAAGGCCGCCAACACCGTTCAGCGGGAGTTTCTCGGCTGGGCCAAGTCCGCGCCGGGACTCGCAACCCTGAAGGGCATCCTCGACCCGATCAGCGCCTCCATGCAGGCCCTCGCACCGAAGGTCAGCAAGGTCGCGATCGAGTTCGTGGCGATGCTCGGCCGGATCATGGGCATCAGCACCGCCGCCGGCACGTCCGGGCTGGGCCGCGTGCTGGACATGGTCGCCGAAAAGCTCCGCGGCATCACCGCCGCCAGCGTCCAGGGCGGGCTGGACAAGCTCGCCTCCACGTTCAACACCATCCGGAACGTGGTGTCGACGGTGGCCGGATGGCTCGGCACTCTTGTCGACGCCTACCGGACGTACAACACCGAATTCCGGCTGATCGCCGACGCCGTGTCCATCCTGGCCATTGCGTTCGGTGGCCCGGTCGTCGCCGCCATCGGCGCCGCCGGTCTGATCATCAGGCATTTCGACCAGGTCAAGGCCGCGTGGGAAAGCCTCAAGGCCGCCTTCGCAGGCGGCGGCGGGTCCGGTCCGCTCGGCAGCTTCATCAACAACCTGCGGACCGCAGCGAACGAAGTACTCCCGTCCCTCAAGGGCGCATTCGAGCAGATCAAGGCCGCCGTGCTCCCGGTGCTCCAGGAGATCGGCGGGAAGATCGTCAACGAGCTGGTTCCCGCGATCGGTGAGCTGGTCGCCGCGCTGGCGCCGGTCGTGTCGTGGCTGATCGACAAACTCGGCCCGGTCGTCGCGAACACCTTCAAGAACATTCTCAATGTCGTGTCGGGTGCGATCAGCATCATCACCGGCGTCATCAAGGTGTTCACCGCCATTCTGACCGGCGACTGGGGTAAAGCCTGGGAGGGCATCAAGCAGATCCTGTCCGGCGCCTGGCAGATCATCAAGGCAGTCGTCAGCCAGGCCATCAACATCATCAAGGGCACCATCAGCATCGGCCTCGACGTCATCAAAGCGGTCTTCACCCGCGTCTGGAATTCCATCAAGTCGCTGGTGTCCACCGTCTGGAACGGCATCAAGTCGCTGATCTCCGGGGCGATCGGAGCTGTCAAGAACACCATCACCCGCCACATCAACACCATCAAATCGGGATGGTCGCAAGGCTGGAACGCCATCAAGTCGGCCGCGGCGAACGCGATGAACTCGCTGCGGAACGCCATATCCAACGGCGTGTCCCGGGTGGTGTCGATCGTGCGCGGAATTCCCGGCAAGATCCGCAGCGCCCTCGGCAACCTCGGGTCGCTGCTCGTTGCAGCCGGACGCAGCGTCATCCAGGGTCTGATCGACGGCATTTCGACCATGCTCGGCAAGCTCAAGGGAATGCTCAACAAAGTCACCGGCCTGATTCCCGATTGGAAGGGGCCGATGTCCAAGGACAAGCGGCTCCTGTACAAGACAGGGCAGGCCATCATGGGCGGCCTGATCAGCGGGATGACCGGCACCGTCGACAAGATCAAGTCGACGGCGGGGCAGATCACTGAGCAGATCCGCAAGGCGTTCGCGGGCAGGCGCACGACGATCGATGACCGGCTGATCGCCTCGCTGCGCCGGTCCACAGCCCAGCTCACCACGCTCGCCACCCAACGCGACAAGATCGCAGCCCAGCTCAAAGAAGCCCACGACTTCGCCGCCGGCACCGCTTCGAACGCGCAGCAGTTCGCCGGGCTGGCCTCGCTGCGGGCCACCACCGCCGCGGGCATCCGCACCGGCCTCCAAGGCAGGCTCACCACCCTGCGCAAGTTCGCAACCGACATCCGCACGCTCGCGGCGCGCGGGCTCAGCAAGGGTCTGCTCCGCCAGCTCCTGGAGGCCGGTCCCGAAGCCGGCGGGCAGCTCGCCGCCGCCCTGGCCGCCGCCGACGGCGACACCCTCGGCGCGATCCAGGCCGCGCAGCGGGAGATCGACGCGGTATCCGATCACCTCGGCCAAGTGGGGGCCGACGTCCTGTACGACTCCGGCCGGGGCGCCGCACGCGGGTTCCTGGCGGGGCTGATCGATCAGCAGAGGGCGATCGAGGCACAGATGTCCAAGATCGCCTATGGGTTCGCGGGGCAGGTCGCGCGCGCTCTCGGCGGCAAGGCGCCCCGCCCGCCCGCCACCCGGGATGACAGGGCGACCGCGCGCGCCGCGGTGCACATCGAGAACTACCACGAAGCGCCCCGCGGCTCCGCACGCGCGACCGCCGAGGAGCTGCTGTTCCTGGCGACGGCGAGAGGGTAGACGGTGGCTCCTGGCGACCTGATCACCGGCGACGGCCAGATCGAATGGCGCGGCCTGCTCCTGGGCGCCGGCACCCCCTACGGGTGGCTCGGCCTGGACGGCTGGCGCGACCTGCCCGGCGTCGACACCGGCAACATGCCCCGGCCCGCCCGGCACGGCTCGTGGCCCGGGCGGGTCCTCGCTCAGGAGCGGGTCGTCACCTTCACGTGCCTCGTCCGCGCGCTGGTCGCCGACTTCCCCGCCGCGGTGGCTGCCCTCGAGTCCGCGATGACGCTGTCGGAGACCGGCGCCGAGGAAGCCCTCGTCGTCTCCACCCTGTCCGAGCGGCGCCTCGTCTACGGGCAGATCACCGGCCGGGCCATGCCGATCGACAAGGCGTACCGCGTCGGGCACGGCCGCGCGACCCTGCAATGGGTGTGCGCCGACCCCCGCAAATACTCCCTGGTCGAGCACACGGAGACGATCCCCCAGCCCGCCGTCTCCGGCGCGGGACTCGTCTACCCGCTCACCTACCCGCTCACCTACGGGCCTGCCCCGGAGACCGGCACGCGCACGGTCACCAACGCCGGTGACGTCCCCACCTCGCCGACGATCACGTTCACCGGCCCGTGCACCGACCCCGCGCTGATCAACGTCGGCACGGGCACGCGGCTGGAGTTCGCCCTGCCCCTGGCCGCCGGCGAGGAGCTGGTCGTCGACACCGCCGCTGGGACGGTGCTGCTGGGCGGCATGGCGGACCGGCTGTACACGCTGACCGGGGCCTCCGTGCCTGTGGAGGCGTTCGAGCTTCCCCCCGGGGACAGCATGCTCGCGTTCCGCGGCGGCGGGTTCTCCGGCGGCGCCACCTGTGACGTGACCTGGAGAGACGCATGGATGTGAGGAGCACGCTGTGACGGTTCGGGTGTTCGCCCAAAAGGACGGCGCCACGGCGGAGGATCACCGCCTGGCGTTGTCGGCGTTCATGGGCCTCGGCGCCGCCGGTGTCTTGGACCGCCGCGCCGGCGTCTTCCCCTCGCCGGGGGCCGCCGCCCTCACCAACGTCGGCCCGATGACCGCCCGCGTCGGCACGTTCATGGCCTGGGCCGACGGCACCAGCAGTTCGCTGCAGGGCGGGTATCCGGTCGTCGTCGACGCCCCCGTCGACGTCACCTACGACCCCGGCGAGGCCGGAGTCGCACGCGTCGACCGGGTCGTCCTGGAGATCCGCGATAACCCCTACGACGCGTCCGGTTTCCAGGACGGCCGTGTCCGCATCGTCAAGGGTCAGGCCAGCGGGGCGGCCAACCCGGTGCCGGCCAACAGCATCCTGCTGTACGAGACCACCGTCCCCGCGGGCGCCAGCGCGGGCGGCGGCGGGTTCAACATCACCGCCGCCTCCGTCGCGAAGTTCCCCTACGCCTGCGCGGCCGGTGGCATCCTGCCCGTCCGGGACGCCGCCGACGAGGCCACCATCACCCCGTACGAGGGCATGCGGATCTACCGGCTCGACGGCCAGGACCCCCGCCTGTACCGGGGTGGGGCGTGGGTGTGGGACGCGCCGCCCCGCGCCTGCCGGAAGATCGCCGACCAGACCGCCCCCAGCACGACGCTCGTCAACGACAACGAGCTGTTCGTCTCGACGCCGGCGGACACCCTGTGCGAGATCACCGGCGAGCTCTACTACTCGGCGGACCCCGCCGCCGACTTCAAGGTCGCATGGACCGGCCCGTCCGGCTCGTTCATCGACTATTCGATCCACGCCGCCGCCCCCTCAGTGGCGGGCACCACCGGGTCGGTGGTGTTGGACCGGCAGGACATCTCCAAGACCCCCATCCTGGGCGGGGCGGGCACCACGGTGCACATGGTGGCCAGGATCGACGGCATGTACTACTCCGGGTCCGGCGGGCAGTTGCGGGTGCGGTTCGCGCAGGCCAACACGCACGCCTCGCCGGTCACGATGCGGTTCGGGTCGCACTTCGTGCTGCACCGGGTCTGAGCCGTGGCCGTCCAGTACCGCTACCAGTTCTGCGATCTGCTCACCGACCGGCCGCTGGCGGACCTGCCCCTCACCGGCGTGAGCTTTGACCGGCGCATCATCCAGGCCGGCAGCTTCCGCGGCACCATCCCCGTCCCCAATCGGCGGATCGCCGAGGAGGTCCGCAAGGTCGTGCCCACTGGCCCGGGCGAGATCCAGACCGGCCCGGGCCGCACCGTCGTGCACGTCCACCGGAACGGCGCCCTGTGGGGGACTTATCTGATCTGGCAGGCCACCCCGCAGGCTGATGAGCGGGGCCGGATCAGCGTCGAGATTCAGGGCGCCGCGCTGGAGTCGTACCTCGCGCGTCGGGAGATCCGGCAGGACGTCACCTACTCCGGTGCCGACCAGACCAGCGGCATCGCCGCCGGCCTCGTCAACCACATGCAGGCCGTGCCGTCCGGGAACATCGGCCTGACGGTGGTCGCCGCTCCGTCCGGGGTGTTCCGTGATCGCGCCTACCGGCGGTCCGAGGCGGGCACCTACGGGCAGCGGCTCACCGAACTCGCCAGCGTTGACGGCGGCTTCGAGTGGATGATCCGCACCTACATCAGCGGCGGCGCGCGGATCCGCGAGTTCCGCACCGGCTACCCCCGGCTCGGCACCGATGTCCCGGCCGCCGACTGGACCTTCGCGCAGCCCGGCAGCGTGCTCTCGTGGTCGTATTCGGCGGACGCCACCGCCGCCGCCACGTCCTACCAGGCCCGCGGCGACACCACCCAGGACGACGCCGCCGCCGACGGCGAAGCCCTCATGTCGGCTGAGGCTCACGCCGACGCCTACCTGGACGCCGGGTGGCCGCGGTTGGACGCCACTGTCGACCACTCCACCGTGACCGAGCAGGACACCCTCGACGCCTACGCCCGATGGTGGGCCGCGACGAGGCCGGGCGTGATCCGAGTGCCCCAGGTCACCGTCCGCCTGGACGAGGAGACGCCGGTCGACCCCAACCAGCTCGGCCGCTACGCCAAGATCACACTCGTCAACGACTGGTTCCCCCTCGCCGATGGCAAACCGACGTTCTCCCAGCGCTGGCGGGTGATCGGCCTGGAAGTCACTCCCGAAGACCGACAGGGCCAGGAGCGGGTGAAATTGCTGTTCGCAGAGGGAGACGACGCGTGACCGGCCTGCCCGCCTACCCGGCCGACTGGGCGACCCTGTTCACCACCCTGGACCGGCGTGTTCGGGAGGCGTACACCGCCGCCACCCGCCGCCCGTTCGTCCCCCCGCTGCACGCCCGCAAGGTCAACGACGGGCCACCGGCCAACGCGACCATCACCCTGACCGACGACCCCGACCTCACCGTCCCCGTCCAGGCAGGCACCGTCTACGAGCTGCGATGCCTGCTCATCTATGCCGCCGACCCCGCCGCCGACCTCAAGGTCGGATGGACGGCCCCCGCCGACGCGACGCTGACATGGTGGCGCACCGGTCTCAACGCCGCCGGCGCCGTCGACACCCCAGCACTCACCCTCGCCGACACGGTCGCGCTGGCCGGGGTCACGTCTGCGTCGACGCGGCAGGCTGCGCAGCTCGGCGGGATCCTCACCGTCGGCACGACGGGCGGCCATCTGGCGCTGCGGACCGCGCAGCAGACCTCGCATGCCTCCGACGCCACCGTGTACGCCCCGTCGCTGCTGATCCTGGAGCGCCTGTAGTGACCATTGAACAGCCCCCATCGTCCCGGCTGGAGCTGGTGATCTTGGAGATGCGGGGATCCGTCGACGTGCGGCTGGCTGAGATCGCCGGGCACCTGGCCCTGCTCGACCAGCGGATCGCGGCGACCGAGCAGCGGCAGGAGGACCGCGAACGCGCCGCCCGCGAGGCCCGGGAGGCGCAGGCGCAGCAGCTCGCCCGGCTGGACGAAAGGGTCGATGCGCTGGAGTCCAACGTCGTGACTCGCGCTGATTTGAACAGCCGGTGGCAGCGGACGGCCGCGGCCCTGGGGCTGCTGATCACCGTCATCGGGATCGTCGCGTCCGCACTCACCGCCGTGATCATCGCGATCGTCAACAACCCCTGACCCCTGGAGGCCCCATGTCCACCATCCCTCTGCCCGACCCTGTGGCCGGGCCGACCGAACCCGACGAGGAGCAGGTGCTCCGCGACCTGTACGGCGAGCCCGACTCCGGCGGGTTCTTCCGCGGCGAGGAGGTGAGCTGACCATGGGCACCGCAGCGGGCATGCTCGCGGCGGCGCGCGCCGACATCGGGCTGGCCGGGCGGCCGAACCGGATCACCCGGGACTACTCGGCACGGCACGGCAACGGCTTCCTGTCCGCGCCGTGGTGCGACATGGCGATCACCTACTGGGCCCGTAAGAGCGGCAACCAGGCGGCGGTGCTGCCTGGGGGCGATCGCGCCTACACGGTGTGGCACGCCCAGGACTTCCAGCGGGCCGGCCGCTGGCACCCGGGGACCGTCGCCAACCTCAACCGGGCCAGGCCGGGGGACATCGTGTTCTTCGACTGGGGCGAGTCGGACTCGATCGGCGCGATCGACCACGTCGGCATCGTGGAGAAGGTGCTCGGCGGCGGGCGCGTGCAGACCATCGAGGGCAACACCGGCGACCGGTGCATGCGCCGCATCCGCTCCGCCGCGGTGATCGCCGGCTACGGACGGCCCGCGTACGACGAGGGCGACGAGGGCGACGAGGGCGACGAGGGCCAGGAGGAGAAGCCCCAGCCGAAGCCGCGGCCGAAGCCGATCGTCCAGGCTCCGCCGTTCCCCGGCCGATACCTGCGCTACCGGCTCGGCCGGCCGATGATGACCGGCTCCGACGTCGCCCGCTGGCAGCGCCAGATGGTCGCCCGCGGCTGGCGCATCACGGTCGACGGGTGGTACGGGCCACGGTCGGCCGAGATCTGCCGGGACTTCCAGGAGGAGAAGGGCCTCGAGGTCGACGGCATCGTCGGCCCGGCCACCTGGGCGGCGGCCTGGGAGGCGCCGGTCACCTGACCCGGCATATCAGCCGGTATGAATTCGGGCCGTCCGAAGAACGGCCCTTCTGACCTCGAGGAGGGTCCCCACATGTACGACTCGATCATGCGCACCGTCGTCCCGCTCGTGGTGGCGGTGCTGCTCGGCCAGGCCGCGAAGGTCGGCCTGGCCCTGCCGGAGGGGGCGGTGACGGAGATCGTCACCGTCGTCGCCGGCGCCCTCTACTACGCCCTGGCGCGGGTCCTGGAGCGGGAGTTCCCGGCGGTCGGCCGGCTGCTCCTGTCCGCCGGGCTCGCCCGGGGCACAAACCCGAGCTACGTGCGCCGGTAGCCCCGACAACGAACCGCCCCCGCCCCCGCCCTCGGGGAGGGCGGGGGCGGCTTCGTCATGCCCGAAGTCAGGCGGCGCGGCGCCACTCCTCGATCGTCTGCCTTATCGCCTCGTCGGTCAGACGCTCCCGCCGCACCCGCCACCGGCGCTCAGCCTCATCCCACGCGGCGTCGATGACGATGATGGCCCCGGCTGTGGCGATGACGGCGACGAGGACGGCGAGCGCCTGCAGCACCCCGATCATCTCCCCTCCTGGTCGGGTTCGGGCCGTAGCGCATCGAACACCTCTCGGGCACGCTCCAGCGTGCCCGCATCGCCGCGGGTGGGGTGGCCGGCCGTGGGGAGATTGTCCAGGATGACGTCGAGCGCCGCCGCCCTTTCGGAAAGTCGGTATCGCTCCCGTTCCTCCAC